GTCTCGTTGTCCACGAACTGCTCAACGGCTTCGTAGTCGCCAGCAGGGAGGTAATCACCCAGGTTCCGCATTGCCACCGCGATTGCGTCTTGGCCGCAAGCGAAGCCGACAAGCGAAACGGAGTTGGATGGCAGGACATCGCTGGAGTAGATGTCCATACCGAGCAAGCGCCCGAGTTGACCTTCCTTGATGGCGAGCGAGTCGCCACGATTCAGTGCCAGAGTGATCTTGTCGTCACCCAAAAGCGCCGACTCGATGTTGAGGTTGCCGACAAACGACTTGTTGCCGCGCACGCCAGCCGCGATCAACGCTTGGCGAGCTTGAATCAACTCGGTCCGGTCATAGTTGGCGGATGCCGTGGTGATGACCGCAGAACCGAAGTTCGTGGTGGTGATCAAGCTCCAGATGTCAGTCAGCACAGCCTGAGACATCGACTTGCCGAGCTGGTCGGCGTATTGGTCGAAGCGGGCGGCATTGCTGGATTCCGCGAGTTGCTGCAAGGTCAGGTCGATTGGAGTGATCTTGCGCTTGTTCAGAGTCACGGTGATTGCGGAAATCAGACCGCCACTTTGCTCGTAAACGTCAGTCGCCTGCGTGAACGTGGTGGTGGTCGTGTTGCCGAACAGCGGGACAATCACCGCATCACCTTGCCCGCGAATCTCGGAAGAGATGTCAGTGGAGAAGGCGTTGAGGGGAGTCAGGATTTCAACGAGCTGTTGGAAAGCGCGTTGACCGAAGAGTTTGTCATTGAAGATTGTAGCCATGATATTTGAGGAGGTAGATTATTTGCGTTGCGAGCGTTGGGCAGCGATGAGTGCCGCTTGATGCTCTTTGTAGAATTTCGAGGATTCAACGGGGTCAGTGATCGCGTTGAACTGTGCGAGGATGTCTCCCTTGTCCGTTTCAGCATCCGGCAAACTCCGTTCAGTTTCAGGAGTGAAGCCAAGAGCCGCAACTTGAGCCGCCGCCTTGGTTTCTGCCGTTTGCCGCTCAGCTTCCAGCCTTGTGATTTCGGCTTGCGCTTCGTCGTAGGCTTTAGCCTTGATCTCAAGCTCGGTCACTTTTGCTTTCAGCGCGTCAATCTCAGTCTTGGCGGCGAGGATTTCGCCATCCTTGACCGTGAGAGCAGCTTTTAGCGTTTCGTCAGTCTCACCACCAAAAAGGGCAGTAAGACGTGACAAGAGCGACTTTGCTTGGGGTTCCGTCACTGGCACTTCCTCGACCACTTCAACCGGAGTTTCCTCGACGGGCGCGGGAGTTGGTGTTTCCTCAACAGGAGCGACCTCTTGAGGGATTTCGGAATTGGCTTGAAGGGACTGTGGAGTCATCTTGAATTTGCGATTGTCAAAAGCGCGGGCGGAAAGCGCGACTCCATCGAGCAGTTTGTCAGCGAATCCGCGTTCGACTGCTTCTTTGCCATCCATCCAAGTCTCAGCGTCCATCATTTCGCGGATTTCTTTTTCGCTGTTGCCCGTGCGGGATGCATAGGCATTTACTAGCCCGTTGCCGAGCTTGTCGAGGAGGTCGGCGGTATCGCGCATTTCTTCGGCGTCTCCGATTGCCAGCCCCCAAGGGTTGTGAATCATAACGTAAGCGTTCTCGGGGATCTCCACCGTGTCAGCGGCCATGAGAATCACGGAAGCCATTGAAGCAGCTAGACCTTCAACGCGAGCTGTAATTTTTGCCTTGGAGTTTTTGAGCGAGTTGTAGATCGCCCACCCGTCCAGCACATCGCCGCCCGGGGAGTGGATGGAAAGGTGGATCTCATCCAACTCACCCATGCCGCGAAGGTCGCGCATGAATGCGGATGCGGAGATGCCCCACATCCCGATTTCATCGTGGATGCTGATGTCTGCCGACTTAGGCTTGTCACTCTTGGCTTGAATCTGATACCATGTTTTCATTTTGGTCCTCCTGAATGTCTAATTGCTTTTGTTTGAATCCGTCCAATGCGCCTTCATCGAGTCCCATTTCGGATTCGATTTCGCGCCTGCGTAAAATCTCCCGCGCCTTCTGCATCTCCACGCTTTCCCAATCGCGTCCTTTGCGGGCGTGGTAGTCGTTAAGACTCATCACCCCAGACTCTAGTTGCTCAAGCTCAAGCCGCCCCTCGCGGCCTCTGTCGATGGTCAGGTCAGCCTGCGGAATCCACTCAGCCCACCACCAGTTGCGCGGAGGTGGCGGAAGCTCGCCATTCTTCACGGCCTTGGCGATGAAATACGTATAGAAGCGCTGGCAGGCTTGCTTGAGTCGCGCTTGCTCATGCTCAATCCACCGTTGAGTCTCAGCCATGAGGTAGCGTTGTGATGGTCCGGTTTGCTTTGCCAAGTCCCAAAGAACTTCCGGCGAAAGCCCCACGCCCCAAGCGATGTCACGCACGAGCCATTCAAGCAACATCATCTGATTCGGGTGGGGGCGTCCATCATGCAAGACCGAAAGCAGTTCGCCCTCGTTGAGTTGTGCCACCATTCCGCCCTCGCGCATTTGCTCGACGTTGATTGTGCTTCCGCCGCTGGTTTTGGTTGTGACTGCAGACGCGAATCCCTGCGGCCCGTTGCCTCCTTTCATGGTGCGAACAAGCCCAACCTGATTTGCCATCTTGATGCCGTGCTTAACGTCCGCCGTGATCTCGGCTTGGTCTTGGATGTTGTTTAAGGCGTGAGCGAGTGCGGATATTCCACGCACCTGTCCAGGCCGTTCAAAATCGGCATAGAAGATTGAATCACTCGCCGCAACGCTTGACGCCTTACTGGGGTCATTAACGTCAATGAGGTTGTAGGCAATGTGACGCCCGAATTTGTCGAGGAAAACGCCGTCTTGGGTGGCCTTGCTTTTTCCGTTGTCGATTTGGTGGGACTCATAAAAGATGATGCGAGCGGTTCCGCTTGCGGTTTCGCTCAAGACGGAAAGCGAATCGCCGTCTTTGATTCGGAGGCGCGTAAGGGCGATCTGCCACTGAAAAAAGTCCATCTTGCCCGCTCGATCGAACACGAATGGAGTCCCGGCGCGTTCCTCGAAAAGCTCCTCTGCCATCCGGTTGAACTCACGGTCAGGAGTTGCGGCTTGCGGCTTGAGATAGCCAACAAGGTTTGCAACTCCATTGACAATGCGCCGAGCAAGCCCGACATCGGCATACATTTTGCGGGCTTTGCGAAGAATGGTGAGCCTATCGCCGCCCGTGAGTTCTTGCGATGTATCCAGCGTACCCCAGTTGACCCAAGCACGGCGCGGGGAGTATTGGGCGGCGTCAAAATTGGTCAGCGCGTTAATGCCCACTGCCCCGCCTGCTTTTCTTCCTCGTCGTGTTCTGCTCATGTGGAAAAGTTGCGGGTTGAAAAGTCTTGGCTGAACCAGCGATCATTGAAGTCTGTGGTTCCGGCGAGTTCGTGCAATGCTTCCTCAATGCGACGAAGCCATGTCGCCCGTTCTTCGGGGCTAATGCTGATGCCCGTTGCGCTCCCTGCCCGTGAAGATTGACTGGTGATTTGAACTACGTCCTGAATGCGCCCCGCTTCCGCTTGCAATATCGCCAACTCCGCCGCTTCTAGCTCTGCGGTGGTATAGTATTTGACCAATTTTCTGACCCAAATGTCGGCGCTTGCCATCAATTAGGGCGAGTCAGTCAAACATCGCTTTCAGCTTCCGGCGGCGATGCCCCAAACTGATGCGCCACAAGCCACCAACTAAGCACTGCCGAGAGCTTCAAAGCATCGGCGTAGTGGTCATGGGCGAGCTTTTTCCATTGGAGTGGCTGGCGTTTGTGTTTTGCCATGATTAACGCCATACCTGAAAGCCCCATGATAAAGTCTGGCCCGATGTCCTCGGGAAAGTGGAGTAGGGGTGGGAGTTTCTTTTGGACTCGGTCAAGCCACAAGGCACACTTGATTCTGAAATCGACGTAGCTGGTCAGCATTAGCCCCGGCCAATCGTTGATTTGCGACTGGCTGAACGTGCCGAATGCTTTGTCGTTGCCCCGCGTCGGCCAGAGTTTGCCGCCGCTCATGGCGCAGATTTTATAGATTCGATCTGTCGCCCATGCGGAGTCGATTAGCCCTCCTGAGATGGTCACGGTCTTTCCTGATGGCGTCAGGTATTGCTTGCCGCCAAGCTTGAGCAAGTCCTCGGGAGCGATGACTTCACCGTAATCAATCACCCAAGCTTCGCCTGTTTTCTCCACGGCGGTCACAACGTAGTGCGTGGACTTTTCGCCGGGGTCGGCGCCCACCGAGACATAAGCAGGTTCATCGACGGGGCAAAATCCAAGGCGATACGGTGCGCGGAGGCTTAGAATATCCTCGTCCTTCACGGTTGCGCTTCGCTCCTCCCAAGGCAGGGCGAGGGTTGAGTTAAAAAAGTCTTGGAGAATGGAGGTATCGGTTTGAGCGTCCAGCCACTTCACCGCCAGCGTGCCAAAGGCGCAAGAACGCCACGGCGCATAAAGTGAGTTGAGGTGATACCCAACGCGCCCCGGCTCTGCGTTTGGGTTGGTTGCCACCCATTTGCCGCCCCTTAGCATCTTCGTTTTATGGGAGTCGGTGATCTTGCCTTTGCATTCTTGGCACTCGTAATGCGCCGTTACACGAACACGGGCTTTGTCCCATTCGTCCTCCTTGCGCTCTTTGGCGTACCATCGGACTTGCGACCACTCCAGCTTGATTAGCTCGCTGCAATGCGGGCATGGGACCATGAAATAGCGTTGATCGGTGCGGAGAAATTCTTGCCATACCGTGCCGCTGTCTACTGTTGGGGTGGAGGTCTTGACGCGTAGCGGGTTCGTGAAAGACTTGGTTCGGTTCTCCGCGAGTTGGAGAGCGGACGCTTCGTTGCCGCGCTGGGTGGCGAACTTGTCCACCTCGTCCATCACTAGCAGACCGCACGGGCGGGAGGCTAGGTTCGCCGGCGAATTGGATCCGACAAATGCCAAGCCGGCGGCGGTGAAGTCTTGGGAAAGTGCGGTGATTTTGCGTGGGCTGGGATGCTTGAGGGCGCGAAGCGGGGCGCAATCGTCCACCATTGGAAGCCATCGGGTTTGCGAAAAGCTACGGGCGAGATCCTCGGACGGCATCACCCACAATCCCGGCAGTGGTCGATGGACGTATCGCCATGCGGTACCGACCATGATCGTGTTTGTTTTGCCTGTCTGCGTTCCCCAGCATAGCACGATGTCGCTGTTCCGGTCATTGGCGAACATCTCCAACGGCTCGCGGACGTAAGGCGTGAGGGCGGTGGAGTATGGGCCTTCGTTCTCAGTTTGGCGAATGCTAAGAATGATTTCATCCTCGGCCCATTGCCACACTCGCCGGTTGTCTCGGGGTGCGAAACAGGCGGCGAAGGATGCGGTTAGGGATTCGATCACGGCAGGACTGACGGCGCAGTCGATAGGGTTTTGAACAGTGACTCATCCCGCCATCTTTCGAGTTGCTCGCGAGCGTGATCTGGGTCGGATGGGTTGACCTTTGCGGCTAACGCCCCCGGCATGGAATCGATCAAGCCACGGAGGCGGGCAAGGAAGCCGGTGAATGTGGACTGCGCCGCGTGAGTCGTGATCGTGATCTTGTGAGCTTCGCGGAGCTTGAGAACTTGAGAGTGAAGGGTTGGGTATTGCTTGGCGATGGCTTGATGCACGGTCAGCCATTTGCGGGAGTCGTCGGCTAGTCCTTGCTGCCATAGCGTTTCGGCGTTTTCCTTTGCAAAGTTGCGGAGTTCTTCGACTTCGGAGAGGTATCGTTCGGCCTCGTCAACGGTGGCGGCTTGGCGGATTCGGGAGGCTTTCTTCTCGGTGGCTTCTGGAGAGTCTGGGAGCGGCTGGGCTTTGTCGGATGCGCGACCCCCTCGCTGATTGCGCGTGTTGGCATCGCGCCAGTCCTCGGCATCGCTTATACTGGTCAGGGGCATCCCCTTCTTTACAAGGTGATGCACGGCGACACGGGACACGCCCCATAGCTTTGCGAGCTTGGTTTGGGTCAGTTGCATAACGGCAGGAATGTTTGGCACTCGCCGCGCTTATTTCCTTCGGTGATGTTTTGCAATGCCCAGAGCGGTCTGAGATTTTGCCAGTTCCAAGCACGGCGCTGGTCGTCTGGATTGCTCATGTCGAAGTATGAAAGCGGCGTGATATGGTCAACGTGCCACTTGCTGCCGTAGTTCTCCCATGACATCCCGCGCTTGAATTGCTTTTCGATGTGAGCGGCGAGTTCTGCACCTGTGCATCCAATTAGTTCGAAGGTGCGGCTAGTTTTGATGGTGTTGCGGCGAATCATCGACATCATCACGCGGGAGCGGATGGCGGCTTTCATTCGTAACTTTGGGGATTCTTTAAGTTTCTTTACATAGCCTTCCCATGATCTTCTTGCCTTAGCCTTATATTGCGGTGAGTCCTTAACGCGCCGATAATAGGCTTTGGCATACTCAAGCTCTTGATCGCGTTTCGATTGATAAAGCTTGGCTGAATAGACTTTTTTGTATTTCTTACCGCACTCAATTGAGCAGGTGCGCGGCTTTGATGTTTGAGTTCCGCAAATTTGGCACGCCCTCCATGCGCCGCCATCCTGCGCCATCTTCCCGCACTTAACTGAGCAATATTTCATTCGGTAATGAACCTTGCCGCACACTGAGCAACCCTTTAACTCTCCCTCAAATCGCAATCCTCGGCCAACCGAAATGGCTCTAGCTATTGGCATCGCGCTAGCCAAAGCATCCAGAAAGTTAACCGATTCCTTATAATTGCACTGCATATTCGTGTTTTACAATTTCTCTCTTT